AAAAGGAAACAATAATATGGACGATTTTAACGACCCATTTACAAAAACAATGTTAGATGAATACAATCTAACACAACAAGAACAACAACAAATGCGTGAGTATGCAAAGATTATGGGAGTATTGCAAGACTCAGTACACGAACTCAATGTAATTAAAGAAAGAGAAAAAGAATATTTGCAGTTACGCAATCAAGCTATACAACAGTTATATCATAACCAATCCGTATCAGTACAACATATTGCAGACGAGATAGGTATGACTAGACAAATGGTTAATATAATTAAAAATGAATACGCTAACCAATAAGTTATTAATGATTAGCGACAGAAAGGAAACAATATTAATTGTTCTCTTTAATTCTAAACTAAAGTGTCATACAAATTGACTATATTAAAAATAAATAGGAGATAAATAATGGATAAAGAAACACAAAAGAAGTTGATTAAAGACTTCCCAAAGAATGTAATTAACAAAGCACCACAAGGTAAGTTCGGAGATTACATAAGTCACGGCATTATCACTAAGAGATTAGTTGATGTAGCACCAGACTATAACTTCACTTATGAAGTATTAAGAGATAAAGATAACGCTATTGTAGGTGCGAAATGTAGGTTAGAAATACCTGGACTTGGAATCAAAGAAGATGTAGGAGATGTAGATGTACACGCTATCAAGCGTAACTTAACAGAAAGCGAACTACTTAAACTTGCAGTATCAGATGGTATCAAGCGTTGTGCTATGCGTTTTGGTTTAGGACTAGACCAACTTTGGAATGGTGGTGTTACAGAAGAAGAACATTACTCTGCACCACAACCAATACAAAAGACAGGCAGCGTTAAAGACCAAGTTATAGAAAAAGAAGATACACTTGCAAAAGCAAAACAAGACTTCTCTAAAGATATTGAAGAAAATCCTAACAACACACAAGAACTTAATAGCTTTATGAAAGCTACGGTTCTAGATGATGCTGCTCGTACAAAGATTAAGAACTCAGTGTACAAAGATGTAGTATCTAAGGGTTTTCCAGAAGATGTTAATGAGTGGGATACAACACAGTTAGACATATTTAAAGATGAAGTCTTTAATGCTAACAAGGATAAGAGTCCTGATACAACAGAGGCTGAAGAAATTTTAGGTGCAGAAGTTAAATACACAGGTCCACCTAACGATGAGAACAAAGTGTGTCCTGGTTGTGGTAACAAAGGAGATGTCTGTGACAACAGAGATAAGAAAGCATCTAATCCTAAAATGGCTAACATACCAGACTTCGCTTGTCAGAAGGCACCTTACGGTAATGGTTGTGGTTGGGCTACTTGGATAGGTAACGAGAACTGTCCAGCAGAATGGATTTAGAACCAGTAGGTGGTCTTTTTGATGTAGATAAGCTAAAGGCTAGGCTGCAAAAAAGATTTCCTACGTACAATTTTGATGTACCTGCTCCACCAGATACGAGATGTAAGTCACAGTTTTATTGTAAGGACAATGATATACGTTACACAGATACAGATGGTAATTTATATTGTGGATTACGGTACAAAGAATCAGATGATAAAGACCCCTACAAATGGGAATGGAAAGTATGTCACGCACTATTAAAACCTGTGGACATACAGGCTAAACACAAGGAAGAAGAGGTTGAATTATTTTGAGATGTTTAAGTTGTAACATTGATGAACACGATATGTTTGGAGAGCCCAGTCATATTAAAGACGGTTATTGCAAAGAGTGCAGAAAGGTAATTAATTATGAATTACAAAATTAAAGAAACTGAAATAATAGATAAGCTAAATGGATTACACGGTGAGTTACAAGTAGACCCTTTAGTTTTATCTGATGACCCTTTTAGTTCTTACGATGCAAGTAATGATACTTATATCGTAGAGATTAAATCAAGAGATAGAGCTTATGACAGTTGGATTATTGAGTACGCTAAGTACGAAAAGAACATAGACCTTGCTATTATGAGCAATCGTTCTTTCATATATCTTACAGAACTTAATGGTAAGATTATGACTTGGAACATTAATAGACTAATAGCTGCTGAGTATGACTTCAACTGGGAAGAAAGACCTATGCCAGGTACTACAGAATTTTTAGACAACGAAGTTATAACTAAGAAAGTTGGCTATTTATACGAGAAAGACGCTAAGAAACATACTAAGGAGATATTATGAGCGATTTAAGTAAAGTAAATATGCTAGAACTACTAGCAGAGTTAGAGAAGAGAGGTAGCTTTAAAACAATTATATTTAATAAAGCAGATGGTAAGCAAGAGATTGCTGCAATCTTACCTCTACACACTATGACTATTACTAATACAGAAGTAGTTGAAGAAGAAGAATAAATACAGACCATTACCTGACTACCTTACTATTCAACCAAGTAAGGTAGAAGGTTTAGGTTTATTTGCAATTAAAGATATACCTGCTTATGAAGTTATAGGAATGACACACGCTAAATGGTATGGTGAACCTAATAACCTACTGAGAACACCACTCGGTGGATTTATAAATCATAGTGATACACCTAACTGTGAGATACAAGGTAATATTACACGCTATCTATATACATTAGAAGATATAGAAGCAGGTACAGAGCTTACTGTTAAGTACAGTATGTACTCTGTCTAAACAATCCTATAATTATCCCAACCATCTTTATCAATAGTAAAGGTTAACACTCCAGGCTTACTCCACATACCAGTTCGTGCAGTAAAGTCTATACTTGCATCAATAGATGGACATTGAAACCAAGTTCTATTACCTTGCTGCATCATACGAGGGTGATGAAAATGTCCTGTAATAAGAATCTCTGCATCTCCTACCGGGAAATCACCAAACATTTGTCCTTGCCACCACTTCATTATCTTTCCCTCTGGACCTGTACCACCACTGTGCATATGTCCGTGAGTAAATCCAACAGTTAATCCTTTTATATCTAATGTATGATGGAAACCCTCTGGTATGGACACAGTAACTTTGTCATATCGTGGGTTCTGTTCCATAATCTCTTCACATATTTGCAAGTGCATAGTGTCAGAGTTATCTAATCGTGATGTAACTACCTGTCCTTTACCACTTCTAGCCATCTCTCCGTGATTAGCAGGTACACCAGACAGTACAATCTTGTTTGCATAAGGTAAAAATGTATCAACAGTTTTCATTATTAACTTTCTTGCTAAGTGATACTGTTGAGATAGATTTAACGATACATTATGTGGTTGAGAATCGTAGAATCCGTAACAACCTTCGGTCAAATCGCCCATAGAAAGCAAATAAATTTCGTCTACGCTACCTAGTCGCCTAACCTCTGCTACTGCTCTCTCAAGTGCCTTGTCGTATCTCTCAAGCGTTTTCTCTACTCCTAGGTCAACTTTCCCTAGTTGCCAGTCACTAAGTGTAAAGACGTAAGCCAAATCACTCTTAATCTTTTTTTTCTTGAGTGGTTTCTTCTTTGATACTTCTTTAAGTAGCTTGTCATACCATTCATCACGCTGTGGATGTCGCCTTCTCACCACTCCTTTAAACGCATAAAAGGTTTCAACATCTCCACCTTTAAGTTGTGTGTTCCAAGATGATGCTTTAACTTTGCCATCTATCTCAAAATGTTCTGGGTCAAAGCCCCAATCTTTTAAGATAGTGTCAAATTTAGATTTGTAATTAGGGTCTTGCCCTATATGAGTAATCTCTCCTAAGCCAGTTGATTCATCAAACTCTGCTGATGGTTGCCAACCTGACTTAAAGTAGTTATTGCCTAAGTCTTTTTTATCTTTCTTCATACGCAGCCTTTCTGTTAAGGCTTATTATAATCAGATTTTACGACAGTTTCTTAGCTTATTTTTTTCTTTGCGAATGTTTTAATCACAGATAAAGCTGCTCCACCACCTGCAATAGCTGCAATTTGTAGTGAATTTGCTTCAATACCGACCATTGGGCTGATTGTCAAAGCTCCTATGAACCCTTCTATGAATGTCCATACTGCTCTTTCTAACATATCTTTTAGTTCTGGTGTCATTGTATTAACTTTCCTAACTTTAATTTTCTCTCTATGTTCTCTAGTTTACCAAGTATTTTATCTAATTTACTCTCAAAACTATCAGGAATGTAGACCTTATCAGGTGCTTTGTTAGATACATCAGGTGCTTTCTCCTCTATAATCCATTGTCTCCAAGCATCTCCTGGACATTGTGTTTGTTTGAATGAGCTATGTGGTCTAAGTTCTCCACCTACTTGTTCGTATAACCGTTTAACAGATGCAATAGCTTTATCTGAAGGTTTGTCGGTAGGATTGCTACCACCCAGCCAACACACAGCAACATAATGCTTATTATTGTAGTTAATTTCTTCACGATTGTTACCTCCTTGTGCTGCACTTCTATTTCCAAAACCTCTACCCTCGTATATCTGACCTGTATCAC